ATAGCAACCACCCTTCTATTCGTTGTAGTCGTAAGCCTCAATTGCTGGTCGGGGAACCAGGTTGGCTCTTACTATCGGTCTAATACGCTGACGGGGCCGATGGGTCCGTTCAGGATTCTATTTAGTACTGCCCAGAGTCTCTATTTTGTGAAGCAAGTCTTCCGCTTCTTCCAGAGTATCTATTCTGCTCTTCTTCAGCAATTCTGCGAATCTTTTCTTGTGCAGCAGCATTTGATTGGAATGTTGATGCAAGAGCATCTTGCTGGGTAAAGTCAATACCACTCATTTGTCCAAGTGTTTGTCCGCGTTCTAGTTGCTTGACTGTAGCAAACCTATTGAGCGATGTTCCGTAGTCTGCTCCTCCTGCTGCAAGGTCTGCACCAGTTGCTAGGTCAATATTAACACCCTGTGATTTGGCAGCAGATACTTGTTCAATACTCTTAACTTTCTTTGAAAGTTCAAGTGCGCCTTCTTTGCCAGTGAGTAATGCTTTGGCAATTGCTGTTCTATCTACTCCAGGGAAATATGTTTGCAAGTCTTTCTTTAAGGCATCTGGAGCATTATCTATAGAGTTAAATACATCTGTAATCAGTGATGTTGCCTCAGCAACAGACTTATTTGCATCACCAAGAATTTTCGCAGCCATATCCTGAGTTGCTAATTCGCCTAATCCAACAGAGCGAAATACATCACCAAGTGCCTGTTCTGAGTTAACATATTCAGCAATGGTTGGGACCTGTACTGTTTCTCCAGCATTGAGTCTATCCTGCAGTTTAAAGACTGCGCTAAAACGTTGTACGAACTTAGATGCTATTCCCTTGCTTTTTGCTTCACGTAATGCAAGGTTCTGTGCTTCTTCAACAGTTGAACCAGTATTAATGAATCCCTGTACCAATGGGAATAACTCATCAACCCATGGTTGAGATGCTTCTTTCTCACCCATTACAAGGGCCAATGTATTCTTAAATGTATCTTTTGCAAGCGTTATAGTAGAGCCTAGTTTCATTCCAGTAGAACCAGGATTTATTAGACTTCCCTTAACTTCTGATGTTCCATCAGAGTATCTTACAGTATAAGTACCGTCACCGTTGTCATCTGTACCAATAATTGTTTTTCCTACAGGGGCAATAGGGGTATCTTCTTTTTTGACAACTGACTGTGTAGGTGCTGCTACTGCAGCATTAGCATTATATGAAAGTCCAGTGTTCTTATTATATGAGACTGAAACATTTGATGCTGGAGCCGCTGCTTTAGTAGACTGTGGAAGAACTATTCCACCAAGTGTCGTATCGGGAGATTTTGCCATTATAGTCCAAATCCTAACGCGCCAGCGAGTGATGTTGCAGAATCACGTGCCTCATTGTTTGCTTGTTGAGTCTTTTGAAAATCTGGAAGTTGCTTTGTTTTAAGCAATAAATCATAGTAAGAAGGTGCAACACCCTTACCATCTGCCCCACCAGAACGTGTATAAGCAAGGACAATTGGATGGTCCATGCCTATATCCTTAGGGTCAAGTTCAAGTGTTTTTGCTACCATATTAATAATAGGTGATGCAATATCACGCGTTGTTAGGGTTGGGTCTAACTTGAATCTATCAGCAAACTGTGGATACTCCTTGATTGCAATTCCCTGTAATTCCGTAGTATATGCATCAAGAGTTTTCTTGCCCATTGCAATTTGCTTTGCAGCAATCTTTGCTTCGGCATCAGATACTCCAAGAAGTTGGAACTGGTTAATAACATCACGCACCTGCGAAAGTGCTGTAATTGACTTAGCACCAAGAGTTTTTTCATCTTTAAAGTTAATCTTTGACCATACCCAGTCAGAGGCAAACTCTGTTGGCTTGAACAATGATGGGTATTCTGTTTTAGCAGTATTTGTAGCAGTTTTACTGATGGCACTAGCAGTTGCATCACTAGTTGATTTTGATGCTGTTGTTGTGATTACTTTCTCAATTTGAAGTGCCTGCGCAGCATCAAACTCTTTCATGAATTGAGTAACATCTGCACTTGAGAAAGTTCCAGTATAGTCTGCTGCCTGAGCAGCATCTTCCATCATAGCACGTGCTGATTGTACAGTTAATTTAGTTTTTCCAGTTGTTACATCTGTGCCAGACTTTGGTCCATTAGACCCACCGTTAGATGCTATAGCCTTGTCGGTATCATACTTGGCTTGCTCTGCTGCATCTAACTTGCCATCTCCACCTTTAGGAGTGGTATCATAGGGTACCTGGTCTGGTGTAAGAGTACCCATATTAGTTAACCGCCTTTAGTGAGTCATTGTCAAAGTATCGTGTAAGAATTGTTTTCAAGTTACCATCCCATTGGTTGGCATTAGTTATCACCCAAGCATTGTAAGCATCTTTAAGGGCACTCTTGCGTGGGTCATAATCAGGCAACGCCTGGTATGCTTCGGTAAATATGGCGCGAGCATCTAGAAATTCTTTTGCATCTTGCCAGAACTGGCTCTTGCCGCTCTTAGCCATAAACTTTGCATCGCTAGTAATCTCTTGTAATCCTCGAGCATACTTATACGAACTATCACCGCTTTGGGCTAACATGTATTGGTCATACCATGCTTGGCTCTGGTCTTTAAAGACAGTAACCGCTAGGTTATCAAGTACAGCCTTGAGTTCTGGATGGGCACGTAATGTTCTACCATCAGTAATCTTGGCTTCTAGGGCCTGCTTAGTGGTCATGTACTGGTCCCATGTGCGTTGCTTAAGGCGCTCAATTTCAATCTCTTTTGGATTCATCTTGAGTTCATTAAGATTCTTGCTTGTTCCAGGAAGTGTCTTCTTTGGGTCAGAGAGCAATGCAACAATATTATTTGACTGTTCTGATGGCTTGTAGTTAAGGTCTGCAGCAAGCAGTCCAACTAGCCCAATGTCACCAGGCTCAATGTTAGCAAGTCGTCCAACTAAATCATTGTTATCTTCAAATACTCTAGCATACGCTTCATATGTTGATGGGATATTAATATTCTTAGTTGAACCAATAAATGAAACTCTATCAAGCATAAATCCAGGTCCAAGTAGTGAAAGCATCTCTTGGCCAGCAGCATCACGTGCTGCTTGATTAGTCATTCCCTGTGCATTGTACTTATCTTGCAACTTATAGTACAGAGTAGATGCCAATCCCATAGGGTTTGTGTCGACCTTGTATGGGATACCAGCATAAGGAGAAGCAAATGTAGACATGAACTTAACGCGCCAAAGGCCCTTAACTTCATTTCTAATCTGAGTATCAGAAGGCATGTCATCCTCGACACCCATCTCAACCAGCATTGCATGATAGTTGTAGATGGACTTCCAAGAACTTAAGTAATCCTTCTGTCCTTCTGGACCAATGAACCCATTGATAGCAGCCTTAAGCCAAGGTGGTCGGAATGTATCTGAGACAGAACTTGGTGCGCCATAAGGATAGAATACCTTGTACCAGTTAGTTCCACCAATAGTCATGAAGTCTTCAATCTGAGACTCACTCTTTGGGAACTCTTTCATTACATAACCCATTGAAAGGCTAGTAACGAATGACGGCCCTGGACGGTTAAGTAGGAATCCAAGTGACTGGGAACTCAGTTTTACGCCTTGAGCATTGCCACCCATGGCAGCATTAATCTCTTTGCTTCCTGGAACAATTAGATGGGTAATCTTGTTAATGTCATCTGTTGGATTGCCATTCTCATCTACACCAAATGTAGTATAGGCTCTGCCATAATTAGATAGAACTCCAGTTGCTCGAACTGGGTTCTTGGCAGCAAGACGACCGTATCGCATAAATGCGTTGACGTTTGCTCCAGGGAATGCTATGATACCACGAAGCGAGTTAATAAATCGATTAGGGTTATTGACTGTATAAAGAGTCTTTTCCATCTGTTGCAACGCTTCACGTCCAGCAGACTGGCGTACAGAGTTGAAAGTATCTGTTGTAATTTCAAACCCTTGGTCCATTAAAGATGATATCTTCTTGGCAACATTTTCGGTTGCCATCTTATCAAATAGCATAGCACGAATTGGGTTTTCGACAGATGCTAGTTTATTAAAAGTCTTTGATGTAAAGTTATTGAAACCTTGACTTGCCTTAGCAAATCCACTTTGACCAAATGTATTAATCTCATAATGAAAATTTGATGGAGTAATATCAAATAGTCTGTCTGCATATGGAGCCAGTAACTTCTCAAGTTTCTGTGATGTTACTTCACCCTTGAGAATTGCAGCGCGAGCCTCAAATGATGGGAACATGCGCTGTACGAGTGCTACTTTATCGGCAAGATATGCTGGGATATCTTTGGCATCGTGGATATTAAATGCTGGGTTGCTTAGGTATCCCTTACCAGCATTAGTCTTAGACCAAGCATTCAGGTCAGCCATAGATGTTTCAGCAAAGATTAAGTCCATGAGTTCATCGCCACGATATTGGCGATTTGCGATATGGGCAAGTTCTTCAAAATAGGTTGGGTCAGTGATGCCAATTCTTGCAAGTGGCGCTTTGCGCTTTATCATTGCAGCAGTTTGGCCAGTTGCTAATTCACCCAAGAAGGTAAGAGTATTTGTACGGCCATTCTTTGTTTCTTCGCGCACAGCAGAAGTAAAGTAATTGCTCTGTCCTGCAGACTGTTCTTGTACGAAAGAATCGACAGATACTTGCTGACCTTTAATAATAAAAGTATGTTTTTCTTTTGAATAGTAGCGCTTCTTAAATTCTGCGCTTTTGCCAAATACATCTGCTTGCTTTACTCTGGCTTCGCCAAGTTCTTTTACCGCAGCATCAATCTTGGCATAGGCATTTTCAACAGCCTTGTCAGCATCCATAATAACTTGCTTATTGGTTGCTAGTTTACCAATAGTATCTTTGTAATTTTTAATTGCCGCTTTAGCATCTGCTATATCTGAAATGTTGGCAACACCAGGCTGTGATTCAAGATATGCCAAGCGACGCTCAAGAGTAGCCATGCTAGGCACCGCTTCAATTCCACCGTATGGAACCATTGCATCGCGTAGTTCTAGTTCAATGCCATCAACAATCTTTGAAGCAGCCTTTAATTCTTTTTGGGCTGCAGTAAGGTGCTGTGCTTTAGTTGCTGGGGATGCAGTAGTTAGCAACTCTTCTACTGATGTTTGGGCTGTCATTTTTGCACGAATGGCAAACTCTAAAGCCTTAGACTTGTCATTTACATTGTCTGCAACTGCCTTATATTCAGAGCGATTTGTTACTCTTCTTCTGAGTACATCATTAGCCCAATTGTAAGTATTCTTTGCTGTCATGGATAAACCACCACGAATGATATCGTTGTAAACAAAGTGGATACCTTGTGATAAACCAGCACTAATGATAGGTTCAAATAGGGACTGCTTAAAAGCATATGATGGACGTGCAAGTACGTCGTATGACCAAAGGCTGTTTAGGTCCTGAAAAACATCTTTACGAAGGCGTTGACCTGACTTAATTTTTCCCTTTACACCTTTAGCAGTCTCAATGTTTAACTGACGTTCAATATCGTCCCATGGTGTAAATCGATATGATTCAGCAATATGACGTACAGTCTGTGGGTCTACTAATGTAACATTACCATCGTGACCAATGCCAAATCCATTGTTCTTTGCAGATTCAATACCTTTGCTGGTATTCATTTGGAATCTTGAAATATAAGAATCGATTTCTTTTTGGTTATACATTCCAACTTTAAAAGCAAGCATATTACCGATTTGGGTATCGATTGACTTTAATGCATTAATCTGCAAAATAGGACTCTGTCCAAGAGTCTTAAGATACTCTTCTTCTAGGCGTTGGCGCACTACACTTGTCTTTTCGAATACCCCAGGTGCTGTCTCAATGTTCTTTGAACCATCTCTTAGAAACTCTAAGTTATTAAGAAATCCCTTAAGTTCTACACGAGCCTGTAATGGGCGCATACCAGAGAAGGATACGAATCCTGTAGGTAGCGCCTCTGTGCCACGACCAACAAGTCGCACGCCTCTCATTACAAGTCCACCAAGTGTTTCGCCAATTGTAGTTTCTGCGAATGCTGCTCTTGCGGTTCCTGCTTTAGGAGCAAAAGCATCGTATTCGCGGTTGCGAATTGCTGACTTTACATTACGAAGTGTCTCTTGGCCCTTGATAAATGTACTTGTGCCAATGGTTGGCTCCAGGGGCATGAAGTCTTTTCCGCCAACAATTGGGTTGTAGTTCTCATCAAAGAATGCATCTTTGATTCTTTTAAACTGTGGGTTATTATCAATTGCCGCATCGAATGCTTTTTGCAGGCGTGCAGCAGAGACTGGTCCTGGCAGGTATGGTTGACCTGTTTCAATAACCTTATTTTGAATCTGAGCCTTAACGTTGCTCATATCAAATAACTTATCGGCTGCTGTATTAGCAAGACGCTCCATTGCCTGAGGATTTCCCTTATCAGCAAGAATCAAATCTTTAACAACATTAGCATCAGTTGCATCATGAATGATTGGAATCAATCTTTCATTTGTACTATACTTACCAACTAGGTCCTCAATAACTCCCCAGTCCTTTGTGCCAGCAAGTAGAAGAACATGGCTTCCAGCAACCGTCTGTGTACCCTGAGCACCATTTGTAGAACCGTGAAGAATGCCAGTTTCCATATCTGCTGCCAGTTGGTCAACTGTCTTGCCCTTAGTATATAGACCTAGGGGCTTTCCAACCTTGATTGCACCAGCCTTAGAGATTTTGCCAGCAACACCAATACCCTTGTTGCCAATAACAAAGTCTCCTACACCAGTGAACCAGCGGCCCACAGCATTATCAACAAAGTTCTTTTTAATGCTTTCATCATTCCAGAGATTTACATCGTCAAGGTTAATCTTTCCGTAAGAAAGAACTGCCTGTGGAATCAATGGTACTAGGCTAGACTTGGTGAGAGCCTGCATTGCTGATACTTTAGCAGAACGGTCATATGCTGCTTGAATATCAGAAAATTGAAAACCTTCTTCATACTGACCCTTTTTGTAAAGGGGTGAACTTGTATCTGTTAGAAGACCAAGAGTAGAGATAGGTCGAGAAATTAAAGGAGAGTAAATTTTATCATTGAACATCTTTGCTGTTCCAAGAAGGAAATCTCCAGTAACCTTTGCTGCAGCCTTGGCAACCTTGTTTCCAGGTATAGCAGATGTTATTTTATCTGTAGTTGCAATAGCATCCTTAATAGTTAAATTAAGTGCCTCTTGCTTCTTTCTTTCTTCTTCACTAAGGTAGTCTCCGCCACCCGTAACAGTTTTTAATCCAGCGCCAAGAGTAGATAGGAATGAATTGAATATTGCCATGCCTACCCCCTAGAAGTTTTGTTTAATATAATTTTTTTCAGTCCCGCCCTTTGGGTCTTCACCAGTAATGCTAGTAATAAAAGCATCACGTTCTTCTGGTGACTTCCAAGACATCATAGCAAGTTGAATTGCAATACCTGAGTTTTGATACCCAAGTGAATTAGCAAACTTATCAATGTTGTCAAAAAGACTTCCAGGCATCCATGTGATATCAGCCATTTCGTGCTGCGCTCTGACTGTTCTGGATAAGATAGTTCACAAAGTTCTTAAATGAATCTGGGGCATCTGGTGACTTTGCGGCATGCGCCAAGTCTGGTAGGTATTGTGCAACAATCTTTGCATTCTCGTCAATACGAGTATTATTCATGAAACCCTGTGGAAGCGCTTCACTTCCTGGCCCTGGGCCGAAGTCAACACCTGCTGTGATAGGTTCATTTGGGCGGGTTGTTGGGTCTGTAAGTGTTCCAAGTTGAGGCATGTTGATACCTTGATAAGGTTCTGTTGGTGCAGATGGTGTTGCTGACTGAGCAGATGCCATCGCTTGATTGCCTTGAATACGTTGGTTGTTTACTTCTTGATTCTTGCCGTAGCCAAACCCAGTATAGTTGCCGCTTTGTCCTGCTCCGCCAGTACCAGAAACATTCGCTGGATTGTACTGTGGTCCGCCATTAGCGCCACCGCTTCCTTGTCCACCCATGTTTACTCCTATGCGTATTGTTTAAATGTATGAATTGGCTCAGAGCACATATTGTCATATTGAATTGCAATAGCAATTGCCTTACGAATCATTATCTCTGCTTGATTAATAGTCTTTACTTTTTCCACACCCAGCGCTGCCAATGCACCGAGGGCAACATCTCCACCGCTACCCATAACATATACGTTACGAACATCGGTATCCCAAGAATAATCCTCAGAAACCGAAAAAACCTGTCCCTTAACCGATATGAGGAAACCCCCGTCAATAAGTGCGACATCGCCGTCCTCTTTCATGTCAATGCCTGCATCTACAAAGTTCTTACGCATTTGCGGAATGAACTTCATCGTCATGTAGGTATTTAAGTTTTCTTTAATCGTTGGCTTTGGTTGTACATACCCATAGTGCAGAATATTGCTTGCACGCGAGGAGCCACAACCAGCAATAAGAACGCCGTTGTTTTCTACTATTTTTGGTGTCTTTGCAATTTGAAAACGTCCATGCTCATCGCTGAGTCTTGAATCGCATCCTAATACCGACCAACCGTCACCTTGTATCGCTACTAGAGTTGTCATTGCTATCCCTTAAGTGTTACTCGTCCCGAAGCCTTGCCATTACCACTGAGTGTGGATAAAATTGTTTGTAAATCTGGTGGAGGAGTTGGTGCCGCACCACCCATAGGGGAACCTCCCACTGGAGCCGCGCCTGGAACAGGGGACGGCTGCTCAACAGGAGAAGTTGCCGCCCCAGCAGGAGGAACTTGTTGCTGTGGAGCAAACACGTTGGCAATAGCCTCTTCAAGGGTTTGACCTTTTTGACGTGCAGAGATAACTCCCGCAATCTTAGTTACGATAGATGCTGGGTCTCCGCCCTGTGTAGCCATTGTTGGAATGGCCTGAGCCATTGCAGTAATGCCACCAAGAAGCGATGAACGCATGTTTTCGATTTCAATTTTTTCAAGTTCCTGAGTTACGTTTACAGTAAATGGAAGTTCGCGCATTGCCATATCTTTGGAGATAAGTCCACCACCAAGAGCCTGTAGCATAAAGATGAGTCCCTGTGCAGGGTTAAGACCAGCAAGCATGCCATAACGAACATCTGCAGAGTAATCACCCTTGATATCCTTGGCTGGCTTGTATGTAATCTCATATGGTGAGCCAGAGTCAACACCACGAATAGTCTTTTCATTAGCAAACATCTTCTCATCTACTTCAAAGCAGAGAGAGACGACATCACGTAGAGCAGAGGCAAAGATTGCCTGTGCTGACTTAACCTGTGTATCAAAGGCACCCATAAGTGCCTGTACGCCTTGACCAGTAACAATGCTTGCATCAATGTTACCAGAACGTCCTTCTGGATAACGAGTACCTGAGCGAAGTTCCTGGTTAAGGAGTTGTGCTTCTGTGAACGCGCCTTGCGGGATGTTTAATTCGACACGACGAACGCCCGCTGGGTTGGCGGTACGAATTACCGCATCGCCACCCAACTGGAGTTCTTGTACGTCTTGTGGTAATACGATTGGCGCTTGAACGCTCTTCTCTGCTGCTTCCATTGCCAATAGGGCGAAACGGTTGCGGAGAAGTTGAATACCTAATACGTCGTCGAATTGTCCACGCATTTCACCGTCAATAGACGGCTTACGCGCCACGACAACCATCATCTTGCCCATTGGATTCAATGCGCGAGATAGAACTAGATTACCTTTTTTAGGTAAATAAATTACAGATTGGTCTTTGTCATAGTAACGAACCATCTCAACTTGCGCATGCAGGTCTTGCTGGTATCCTTCACGACCAAGGATTTGAGTTTCATACTCTGGGAATTGCGATACGAGTTCTCCGAGAGTCATCATATAGCGCTTGGCAAATGCCACACAGCGTCCGTAGCGGTCAAATTCTGGGTAAGCCCCGATTGGATTTTCTACGCGGATACGCGGCAACTTGCTATCTTCGTCGAGTTCAATCATGAACGGAACGAAACCGTATGTTAAGTACCAGTCTGCACCAGAGTACATCTGTACTGCTAAATCAGAATGAGAGAAGTAATTGGCTGCAATACGGGTACGTTTATCAGCAAAGTTGCGTGCCTTATCGCTAACAGAGTTAGCAGCAGAGCAGTTGATTGCTGGGAGTGGAGCCATGACTTCAGAAAGGTCGCGTGCCACCACATCAATAAAGTTGGCTACTACGTTGGCATCTACGCCCTCTGGGAAGAACTCAGGGTAAACAGATGCAATCTGGCCCTTGCGGACTGCAAGTACGCTAAGATTACGAGCATCTCGTTCGTGGTTACGGTAGCGCAACGCTTCAACGCGTGCTGCAACCTGTTCCATTGATAATGCCATTGGTATCCTAACCGTAAATTTGGGACC